ATATTTTTAATCGGCGGTACTGAAATTACCCCATTTGAATCCATGTTTATACCACTGCCGATTTTAACATGACCTAACGTTGTCTGTGTCGCCTTTTCTGCCAAATGCGTATTAACTGATTGGTCTAAGGCCTTAATATTATCTGCATTTCCTTTTATCGTTTCATCAGCCCGCCCAGTTCCGGCAAGTTCATTTATCTTATTCAAAAGATTCCCAGCTGCATCTTCGCCTAATGTATTTTTTATTCCAGCGAACCAGCTATTAAATCCGTCCGTAAATTGATTAAACAAAGTTGCTGTATCTGCTGTTATAAGGCTGTCTACTATACCGCATAAGTCTTGGTTCTGCCTTTGATCTGTTATATTGCTTTGGCTTATACTCGTTACACCGGCATTTATTGCTATATCAGCAAGAGCCAAATCATACCCATCCGCATCCCTCTGCAGCGTTGGCGCTGTAGGAGAGCTTGCTATTACTCCCTTTAAAACTTTTACATTTATTGCCCTGCCTGCGATATCTAAATGTACTACAATTCTATCAATCCTATTTAATGTTCCATCCGCGGTCCCTATTGTAAAAGTAGTATCAGTATCAAGATAATAAAAATACCCATTTATCCATGCCAAACCAGCCTTTACAATTATGTTCATGTCGTTATTGCCACTTACAAGCACCTGCAGATTTGTACTTGGATCCGGAAAAATACCATTCGATATAAAAGAACTAAAATATTTTGCAAAATCTTCAGCTTTATAAAGCCTGTCACCAGAAACGCTATTAAAAAAACTTGAATGTTCTGCCATTATATCACCTCACTATTTGTTTTGTTGCACGTTTGAATATTGTTAATAATGTTGGAATGGATGTACCAACTGTAACTTCGAGATTATTATTACCAAGCTCATATATTTCCTTAAGCTCTGTTATCTGTGCATCCATTTGGATCCCCCAGCGTCTTGAAACAACCGTCACAGTATCGCCTAAATCATAATCCGTCTTATAAATAAAAGAAACATCCGGAATAATTTGAAACTCAAATGTTTTTACTTCTGCCATTTCTGAAAGTTTTTGAGAGCCTTGCGTTGTTAATTCCGTCATATCTGCTGCATTGCTGCAATCAATAAATGTTTCCTGCCTCTGCAGTCCGATACCAGAGCCAACCTTCTGCATAAGCCTATTATTATCGTCTCCCTGTCCGCCGCAATAACCTACATTTGCACTGTTTAAAATATCCTGGATAAAATGTTCAGCCTTGATGTTATCGAAGTCAGCACTAAAAATAACCGGGTTTAAACTCGATTGATTTATGCTGTAGTTCTTGCCTTGATACACATCAAATATGAATTGTTTGTCTGATATACTAAATAGTATATCCCATCCTAATTTTGCATAAGTGCCTATTGTATTCATCATATCGGAGAGCTTATCATATTTAGCACGCCATGCATCATCAACGCCTCTTTGCTGGTCAGCCGCTATAATCAAATTTGATATATTCCTATCTGCATCAGAAGCAGCCACTATATTATGGCTTACAAATGCTTTCATGATGGTTTCTTGTTTGCCATTCTCACTGTCATATCCATCCGCACCAGTTGGCAGACATAAACGTCTTGACAATAGTCCTTGTAATGTTGTCCCAGTTATAATCAATTCATCTGTTGTACTGCCATCATCAGCTATTTGATTTTCACGGTGTCCTATTATACCGCCCATATGTGATACTGATTTATCATCATCCTGTTTTAAAAACAGGAGTATATTATTTTTTTGCAAATCTTCAGTATGATTTTTATTAGCGTTTATATGCAGTTCAAATCCACCAATGGAATAAAACCGTCTTGCTATCTGTAAGCTTTCATAATTATCTATTACTCCAAGAAGATTGAAATTCGTATTTGAAAATATTAATATCGTCACAACTTGTTTAAAATCTGCTGCCATGTCTTACACCCCCATATATTGAGGCAAATAATATATTGAGCACTCCAAATTATTAACATTGGTATCTGCATTATATTTAATCAAATTGTCACCCGGGTTGAGTTTCATAAATGGCAATGTAGTATTTAATAAATCTATTAGACCTAAAGCGTTCGTAAACTCTGTATTTCCTTTAGCTGTGTATTCAGCTTTATTATTACCGTAGCCTGTGTAAACCGTTATAATATCACCTTGCATCATTGATTTTTTAATTTTTATCTGCTCATGTGTGTTAACATTCATTATTGAAGGATTTACCACAGTAGCAAGTGCAGTAAACACAACTCTTAACCCGCATGATACATCCCCAGGGTTAAAGATATTTATTATTGTGCTTGGTTGCCTATGCCCCATTTGTATGCCATCCGCCGGTATTTCAAGAGGGAAACTAAAATCACCTAACCATTTAGCTAGTTCTGATTTACTTTCTTGAGTACCTTTCCAAAATGGATTTGGAGCAAACAACTGAATTTGAAACTCCTGAGCAACGGAATCAGTATTTTTAAATGTTGGACTGTCCTGAGGTATACAATCAATTTTGTAAGTTCCTGCGTCATTTTCATATTTTAATGTGCCGGCATATTTTGGATTGAAGACATTACACAACTGTCTACGTTTCTTGTAAGCATCTTCAAGAGAAATGCCTATTATAGCTCCTTCTATTGCTGGACTTTTTTCTTCAAGCAATGTATCATCAACAGTTACACCATCTTGCCCAGGCCCTTTTGACGTTGTTATAGTTATTTTATTTGTACCCGTGCCGGTTATACTAGATAAATAAAAAGGGCCCAAACTATTTAATTCAATACTCTGGCCCTTTGAGTTTGTATACGTTACTTTCTCCATACTTTCACCTGCCTAAGCTAATTGATAAGCTGCTTTTCTAAAGAAGGATTCATCTTGCCGTTTTTCTTCAGATGGTGTTACTTTTGTTGGGCTATTATGCGTAAAATTAAAATTATTTGTAACTGCTGTATTGCTATTATTAGAAACAGTCTTTGAAGTATTTGTATTTGGTATGTTATTTATTCCTATTGCTGTACTTGCTGTCTGCATAGTACTTATTGCGCTATCCCTTGCAGAACTAATTTCAGCAGTTATACTTGAAATCATGCTTTTTATGTTATCTATTGCCGGTTCAAAACCCTCTACCAATCGTTCCCCAAGTGTCTGACCAGCAGCCTTATATTGCTCACCGTAGGAATTTAATAAAGCTACAATTTCATCTTGACTTTTTTGCATAATCATTTTTTCAGCTTCAGCTTCAAGATTTGCGTCAGAAAGCTTTTTACTGTAAAATACCTGTACATCAGTAAGTTGTTTATCAAGAGTATTCTTATTTGTATTGTATATTTGATTAATATTATCTAACTGAGCTTTTTTATCCTGCTCCATCAAAGCTTTTTGCTTGTCATAATACTTTTTATTATCCTGTAATCTTTTATTTAAATTAGCTTTTCTTACAGAATATATATCTTCAACATTTTGTTTTTGTTTATCTGCATCAGTTTTAATAGCTTCTTCTTGAGTTCGTAAAGCTGCCTTTTTATCCTCAATAGCTTCTTTATTGAGTTCTTTTTTATATTCAGCCTGGGTAGCTTTTAATTGTTTTTTAAGCTCTTCAGTATTATAGCCATTATGGCTATATTCAATTTGAGACTGCAGATCTAATATCTTATCCTCATATTCCTTATGCTTATCTGCCTTATCCTCTGCCGCAGCTTGTTCATCCAGTGCATCCTCTTGAGCCTTTAGCGCTGCTATTTTTGCATTAGATACATTTTCAATATTCCTTATGCTTTCATCTTTCCAATTGCCGAGTTCATCAACTTCAGCCTGTAATGCTTCTTCTGTAGCTTTTTGGTCTTCTTCAAGCCTTTTCTTCTTTTCATCAAATACAGAATTTATAGCATCCTCAGACTTCGTTCTCCAATCTTCCCAGTAATGAATTTGATTATTAACACTATCCTCCGCTTTTTTTTCTTCTTCGGTATACTTCGATTTTAATGCATTTTTTATCTGCTCATTTAAACTATTTACACTATCGACGAAACTTTTTCTATTCTGCAGTTCCTGTTGCAATTCCTCTTTTGACATTTTGCCAATACGCTTAATTTGTTCAATTTCCTTATCAGCCTGCTCTTTGCGGAGCTGAATCTCATCTCTTATAACTTTCTTTTTCTCATTATACTCATCCTGAATAGCATATCGTCTACTACCTTTTACACCCCTTAGTGCTTTTTCTTCTTGACCTGATAACTGTGTTAATTGTGTATTAAGATCCTTTACTACTTTAGCTGTATTATCCTTTATTTTTGATATTTCATCATTTACAGCATTTGTAACTTTCTTTGCTGAAGTTTTAGCATCATCAGTGCCATAATTTAAAATATCACTAATCGTCTGCATAAAATCAACATCTTTTATACCTTCAGCAATACCAAGACTTATATTCTTACCAACTTCATCCCTAAACACAGTTGAAGGAGAATGAATACCAAACATAGCCTTGAAGCCCGTTAATAAATCATGCCCTATGCCCTTAACAGTATTCCAAAGTCCACCTGCAGCAGCCTTAATTCCTTCTCCAATACCTTGTATTATAGCTTTACCTAAACTTCCCCAGTCAACGCTTTTTAAGCCATCCCATATAGCATGAACTATTTCCGGCAATGCAGCAACTAATTGCGGAATTGCTTTTGAAATACCTTGTATAATAGCAACTATAATCTGTATTCCAGCCTGAATTATCTGCGGCAAATTTTGTATTATAGTTTTTATAATTTCTTCAACAACTTTAACTATCGTATCAACTATTTTATCCATGTTGTTTGCAATACCTTGAACCAAAGCTACAAGTATATTTAACCCTGCTTGTACTATCGTTGGAAGATTATCTACTATCGCAATTACAATAGTTTGAATCAGTTGCAATGTAACCGGAATAAGCCTTGGAAGATTGTTAGCAAGTCCATTAATTAGAGCTGTAATTATCTGAACTGCCCCTTTAATAACAGCAGGTGCATTAGCAATAATCACATTTGTGAGAGTCTGAACTAATGTTACACCTGCATTAATTAGTTCAGGTATTTTCGTCATGATCCCCTGTACAAATTTTGTTATTATTTCTGGTCCTTTTGTCATTGCTGTATTGGCAAATTCATCAATTTGTTTCCCGAACTTTTCCTGTGCAACTCCAAACCCTGTTAATAATACTCCCGTAATACCCGCAAGATTAATAAATTTTAAGACTGAGCCCATTACATGTTTAAGTCCACCAGCCACTTCACCGCCAAGTCTACCAAATGCAGCCTTAAGTTTTGGAACTTCAGCGCTAAATAAGCCATTTATTTTGTTTAATGGGCCTATAATGGTAAATGGTAATTTACCAAATACTTTACTGGCTGTTTTCCCTATAATATTAAACTTTGAAGCAGCTCCATTTTTTAATGCGTCAAAAGCATAAAGTCCTTTTATCCGTAACGTATCAAACGCACTACCAAGTTTTTTAAATACAGCCAAGTTTCCAAACTTTGAAAGTGTGCTTGATGCTGATTCTCCAAATTTCTTAATTGATAAAATACTCCTTCCACTAAAGTTAGTTACTGTTTTAGCAGCTTTACTTATGCCTTTTTCAAATTTGCCTGTCCCTTCCGTCAGCTTACCAATAATCTTTATACCAGGGCCGAGAGTTGCAAGAGCCGCTCCAATACCGATAATACCTTTTATTTGTTTAGAAGTAAGTTTACTTATAGCATTTGCTATATTATTAATTGTTTTACCAAGTACAGCGCTTTCATTTTTACCATTTAAAGCATTGTTTAAGGCCGTACCAAATTCATTTAATTTTTTCGTTCCATCCATTATAATAGGTAGAAACTTACTGCCGAAAGTGCTTACTAATGTTTCAAGGTTTAATTTTGCAACCCTTGCCTGATTGGCAAAACTATCATTCAGAGTACGCCCAAAGTCGCCTTGAGCATCTTTAGTAACACTTAGAAGGTAATTATACCTTAAGGTTGTTTGCTCTGCCTGTGACATATCTTTATATGATTTTTTAATCCCTTGAGACATTGCGTAAGTTTCTAAATTCACGACAGACATATTAATACCTAACTGTTTTACATTTATACCGTAGATTTCTCTATACTTTAACACTCAATTAAGAGTCGGATTAGACTATCTCTTTATCCATATAGGATAGTTGGCACTTCGAGCGGTGCTAATCTCCGCCCTACATAATAGTCGTTACACTTTCCAATAAAAAAGGCACTCTTTTGAGTGTCATATTGGCTTAGCACGGTATTGTCATATTATATATTTAAAATGATATCCTCTAAATGTGCCATTTCTTTTAATAGCACTTGAAATATTACTATTACTATTATACCATATTGCTTAAAGGCTTCATATATAACTTAGATTTTTACCGTTAGCATGATTAAATCACACACCGTTTTTGCCTACGTTCACCAACAGTTTCATAATAGATTGCTCTATTAAGCCGCTAAAATTAACGGTTCAGTTTCTCCTGAAATTCCACTTCTTATCTTTTCCCACATATCGGAAGTACTTATATTATAAAAAGAGCTCATATCGCCTGTAAGTTGAACTAAATTTTTAGACATATTTGCAGCAGCCTTCTCTGAAACTCCGGAAGACTTAAGCATAGCCCCCATAAATCCAACCCATTGACTGCTTGATGTTTTACTTATTCCTGCTGATTTTGCTGTTGTATTTGTCCACGCTTCAATGGCTTTGGCAGATTTTTTAAATGTATTTTCAACGACATTTTGTGCTTCATATAAATCAGATGATTTGTCTGCAAACTTTACAACTGCCCCAGCTGCTGCTCCAATAGGAAGAGTAAGATGCGTAAATAAACTTTTGCCAACTTTGGATAGACTTTCACCAAATGACTGCGTTTTTTCGCCTAATTTTGATATTGTTAAACTTGTTTCCTCTGCCTTTTTAGTCACTGAATTTAACTTATTTTCTACACCGTTATCTTTTAAAAGTATTCTCCCAAATATACTGAATAACTCCACTACTTACACCCTCCTTTCTTCCATGCTTCTATGATTCTATCCGATTGCTCAAATATCTCTTTTTTTGTTTTAGCTTTAGGCTTAACTGGAATTCTTGCAGGCTTTAGCAATTCATTTTTATATTCTTCAAATCCAATAAATGTTTTATCATCCATCCTTGCGTAATCTACAAGCCATCTTTGCCATAACTTATTATAAACTTCTTTTTTATACGCTTTTTGAATAAGCTCGAATCCTATTTCAAAATCTAAATCCAAAATAGATGAATTATATCTGCTTAAAATTAAATCCAAGCAGTCAACATCATCTACTTGGATGCTGTTGATAAAAAACTTTCAAAACCTTCCTGATTGAATAATTCTTGTACAAGGTTCATAAAGTTCTTTAATTCCATATTTTCAATGTCAGTTGCACTCTTGCCAGTAAGATCTCCAAAAAATTTATATATCTCTTTTTCTGCAGCACCTATATTTTCAACAAAAAGCATTGCTAATTCAATTTCCATGTCCTGCTCTGCTTTCTTTTTCTCCTCTGGTGTTTTTCCCGTGACATCCTTTGCAAACTTTTTTATATCTTCTTTTATATTCATTTTTTTCAGTATTCTACTTAAACTAAACAAATCAGAAGTCTTTAAATTTCTCATATGAATTTACCTCCATAAAAAATTAATAAGGTACTCAATTAAGAGTACCTATAATTAACTATTTGAAACGCTTGTAGTTGCAATGTTGTTAAGTGCTACACCCGAAGCAGATTTGACTTGTTTTGCGGTGTCAACAGGTTTAGCATATGCAACAGTAACCGCCTGCCCTGTAGTTGGTGCTGTTGTGAGAGCTAACTCTATTGTCTTTATATCTGCTCCCCTTGTAGCTGCGGTAATAATATCAGCACTTCCAGCAACCTTTACCGTAAAGCCATCAAGCGGCACTGTAGCGGCAACAGTATCACTCATTGTTAATATTATTTTGTTTGCAGATACTGCTGCACTATTCATTACAAATGCAACCATATCAGTTAACTTCGGATAATAAATCTTATATGGTAATGCTTGCGGAGTTGTTGGATCAGCATGGCCTGTAAATGTAACATCAAGTGTATTATCTTTTGAATCCTCTGCTTTAAGCTGCAATCCATCAAGACATAAAGCATTATCAATTATGATTATAATTGGTTTTCCCGGATTACCACTTATTGTGCCAACCCAAGCTATATTTTTAATATAATCAGCATCTTCAATAATAGTTTTACCTGTTAAAATGTCATAATTATTATCCGTTGCTGTGTCTACATCCGCAATAAGTGCAGATTTTAAAATTTCCTCAGTAACCTCAAGGAATTTACACTTTAATGTGGTTGTTATATCATCAATAACCTCTAATCCCTTTGCATTAGCTGCCTTAACTCCATCAACTTTTATCTGTCTTATTTTTGCTTTGGCATCGAACTCATTACCTCCGCTTGTTGCGCCAATAAGAGCCTGATCTGCAAGTGCGAAGTTCTTATAAAGAGCACCAGCATCTAAGAGCAAATGATTTAAGGTCTTTGTATTATAACCAGTTGTGGCTACTCCACTTGTATTTATATCGCTCATTAACTATCATTCCTTTCTATAAATTTTAATTACATATCTCAATTGTCTTCTCCGGATTTCCATATCCGGATCCGGAATATTCAACCTGTATGGAGTGTTTCTATATGTTTGAATACAATAATCATTTGTTGTTTCATTATGCCTGTTAAACAGCTTATCAATATTATCAGTGATTGTTTCAACATGAACATTAGAAGTACTTTTATCCCATACATCAATCTGCAATAAGTTCAATTCTCCAAAACCATTCGGTGAAACATTAGGGAATTGAAACTGAACATACGGATATGTTTTCTCAGTAGGAATATAATCCGTATAAAGCTGTGTATCTAAAGTTTTTAACTTATCCGTTACGTATTTGTATACATCAAGCACTATTTTTCACCGCCCATATGAAGTGAAATTGACTGCCCTGCTATCTCCTGCAATTTATCAACATTATCTGTCACTGCAGGCTTTAAAAATGCTTGGGAACGCTGCTTACTTGTACCAAGCTCCACGTAGGGTGCATAAGGAGCTTCATTCGTAACACCAACATCAACCTCGTTATCGCTTACAATATCAAATGTTGTACTTCGCCTCATGTTACCTGTTTTAACCGGTGCTCTCAATTGTGCTTCAGCTGTTACGAATGTTCCTATATTATTTAAAGCCTCTTGTCTTGCTTCGCTTAAAGCATTAAGAACTTCATTCAAATGACTTTCAAATGCCATAGAGCATCACCTCCATGTAATTATCCCACGGAACGATTTTACGTATTTCATAAGCTGTAGTTCCATCTTTCAGGTACAAAGTTTTATGCTGCCTCTCTACTAAATCAACAATATTATTATTTAAGTCCATAAAAATACGTTTTGTAACCTGAATATCAAAACCGTAATCCTTTTGCAGTTTTTCCGTGCTGTATGGCTGCATATCACAACTTATATTGCCTTTAACAATTTGTGATGTTCCAGGAACATAATTCCCATAATCATCTGTTGTACTTGTACCGTTTTGATATATCTCAATCCCGCTTTTGTTGCAGTACATTCCACATCACCCCATCATCTTTACATATGGAAGTGGTAAGAGAGCTTTTACATCCTCTGTAAGGCCGTCATTATATGTCCCTTGCCGGTTGCCCTGTGTAAACTGTTTAATGCCTTCATTACCCTTCTTAGAGATACATTCAGTCACATATTCAATCACTGCGTCAGGATATGCTATTTCCACATCAACAGTATTATCAATACTCAAATAACTTCTTATAGCTGCATTAGCACGGTGAATATAAATATTAAGTATATCTTCACTTTGTCCAGTCAATATTTTTAAATCATCTATAACAGCCATTTAATCGCCTCCAAAATAAAAAGGCGACTACTTTGTCGCTTTTTTGCCTTTATCATCCTTAACTTCCGTATCTACTATTCCCTTAAAGCCTTGGCTTTCAAGTGCTGCCTTTTGTTCTTCTGTCTCAACTATCCTCACAACATTTAAATTTTTCATTTTAAACATTATGCAAGAGCCTCCTTAATGTTGGCAAATATGCCATCCATCTTATTATCAGGTATCCAGAGGTCATGATACTTTCTATAATCCATCTTATAACCATCTGCATCCTGAACCTGTGCCGGCTCAAAAATCTTCATGTTATCTGTCTTACTTACAGCTATCGGAGCGTTCTGTGCAATTAAAAGCCAATTAATATTTTTAGCAGCTGCATCTGGTATAAATCCACCTGCTGTCTGACCAGTTGTCTTGCCATCATAAAAATCATATAAAGTCTTAAGTCTTAATGAGGGCACTGGAATTATAGGACAATCATTAATCATATTCACTTTTGTAGTTATTTTACCTTGTACGAAATCGGTTGCCGGCAGTTGTTTCGTAAATTCAGTTGAATTCTCAAGAATATTTTTAACAAGCCTGCTCATAACAACTATTAAAGGAATATCCCCTATTTTATCCTGTATTGCTGCAATATCTGCTGTAAGTTTGCTATATATATCTGCAATAGCGGGAGTATAACCACCAACAGCATAACCAGCACCTTTTGCTATTGCTAATTGTGCAATCTTGCTATACCTGTAAGCATCAACTTCGGGAATAACCTTTAATCTCTGGAACTGTGCCATTACACTGCTTGCATTTACCACAAAGTTACTTTCGTTAACATCCATAGCATCAAGCATAAACTGTCTGCCTCTGTCCATAGTCATTGTCTTAGTTTCATATTCGCTTGAAACCGCTCCGCCTGGATAACCTGCTACTCTGTCATAATTGCCAAGCCCATCCATATTAATTTTAGGTATTTTAATGTCCTTGCCTCCGTTGTAAATAACTTGTCCGGCATTAGCTTCCATCCATCCGGAAGTTGCTTGCTGGATCATTTGTTCGTCAAGCGCCTGCTGAAATAAAGTTGCATAACTTATATTATTTGCCATTCTTTATTACTTCCTTTCAAAAAATTATTTTATTCCAAAAACAGAATTTATCTGAGCCTTTGCTGTTTCTTTTGTAGGTTCTGTGCCGCCCTGTCCACCCGGTTTATAAGAGCCTTTTAAAATTTCAGTTTTGAGAGCTTCATCATGTTTACTTAAAACTCCTGTCAAAGTCTCAAGGTTTGCCTTAGTTGTTTTTTCATCTTCACCAACTATAAAATTAACAAGATCAGTCGGCAGTTTCTTTTCTGTCATAGCTTGTAATGCTTTATTAGTAAGGTCTTTCCGTGCAGCATCTTTTTGCATTTGCTCATACTTAGCTTCAAGTTCTGCAATTTTAGTATCTTTTGGGTCTGCATCGGGATGCTGCTTTTTATATTCAGTATCAACTAAACTTTGTAAATTATTTTTCTTAAAAGTCTCAAGTCCCTTCTGCAAATGTTTATCTTTTTCACTGTCTGCGAATGATTTAAAGTTTGGATCACTTTCCAATTTTGATTTAAATGCATCCAAAGTTAAACCACTATTTACAAGTGCCTTAACCGGTTCAGCTTTACCCAAAATTTCATCAATGTTATCATCATCTTTTGCAGATTTTAAAAGCTCTGTTAATTCTTTTTTTAACATTTTCATACCTCCCGTGCCCTCTTAACTCCATTACAGAACTAAGAACGCAATTAAATTTTTATAAAATAAAAAGCCTTAGTTTCCTAAGACTCTACTTAACTGGTTTATTAAGCAATTCATTAAATTCATTTACCCATTCTATAGGGATTTTTCTACCATCCTCCAAATATCTTTGTATTGCTTTTTTGACATCCCTCAGACGTTGTAATTCCCATATATCCCTGGGCATTAATCCTAATGGCGGTTCACTCATTCTCCATCAACCCCTATTCCTTTATTTTTAAGCCATTGGCTATAATCTTCGTAGTCAATTATTTCTTTTGAAGAATTATCTTTTCTTTTAGTGGGTTTCCAGTTTTCTACTGGTGGAACATTTATATATAAACATCTGCATCCAGGATGTGTATCTTCAGGTATTTGCGGTTTTGAATCATCATCAATATCAAAATATTGTCCATCAAGTTCAGCACATTCAGAGCATGTATTCGCTTCAAGAGTTGCACAATACATCTGTTTTTCAACGCCTGCACTCTCTCCAATATCATCAATGGCTTGACTTTGCACTCTTGCATTTTCTGTATTGACTAATCGCTGGCTCTCATAAGCACCAACATTAAAAGCGGTCTGAATATCCTTTCCAAGCTTGTCTATCGTGGTATCACCATTCATAGCGTCTGCTATACCTTGTTTGACTTTATCCACAACAGTGGCTTTATTTTGCCATATACGGCTGCTAAAAACTTCTCCATTCATTGGATTATTTACTGCTGCATCAATATGCTCTTTTTTGAGCATGTTGAATTTAAGATTAATATTTATACCGCTGTCAATTACATAAGCATTTTTATAATAAGTATCTGCATAATTCTTCTTTAAAATATCTGTTACCTTGTTTGCTTCCGTGTTTCCCATATCTTTTGCCATAGATGTTAATTTAGAATTTAAGTCAGATAAAATATTAGATTTCTGATATGGAGTAACTTTTAGCAATCCATCTACAGCATAAGCAATAAATAAGAGTCCTAAATATTTATGCAGTTCTGTCAAATGATCCTTTTGATTTTTATAAACGGTTTGCATTTGTTCATCTGCAAAATCATCAGCATCCTGTTTAATCTGCAGTATTAGACTTTGGTACTGTTGATTTAGCTTTGCCACCTGTATCACCACCATTGCCAGAACTATTTAATAAATCATTTCCGATATTATTAGCTTCATTTTCTTTCTGCAATTCTTTCATTTCATTATCAGGATTATCAACAAATGAAAGCTGTGCAAGCCCTGTCTTTGTGCTTAATTTACCGTTTAATTGTGAAATTATCTGACTGGTCATAAGATCATCTGTTGGAATATTAGGAGTTATCTTAATGTCAATGTCTTTCCAGTCGTAATCCTTATTTTGTTTAATCTTCAGGTATTCAAATAAGAATTTTAACCTTACCTTTATGCAATCAATAAGAGCCTGAATATTATTTGTGCATTTCTCTTCAAGTCCTATAAGACGGTTTCTTAATGCCAAGCTTGAAGTATTGGAAACTAATTTTTCATTATTATTAATATGGCTGCTTAACTGATACATTTTATCCTCAAGAGTATTTAATGTATTCTGTACAAAGGAATCATTTATTTCTTTAATTAACCATTTGGCATCCGTATTTTGCCCTGGTAAATTCATTACGCCTAATTCTTTCATCCTATCAAGTTGAGTTTTACCATTTTCATCCTTGGTTTTATCATCAAGCTTACAATTTTTAAAAACAAGATATGCATTACGGAAATCAGATATTTCATTTACCATATCTGAGAGGTTTGTTTCATAGCCATCTTCCAAACCTTTCAACATAGCATAAAGGCTTTCGTCCATAGTCCCTATATTTACAATTCCTACAGGTACCTGAGAAAATACATTCACATCAGCATTATTATTAACCGGTCCTATACCTGTAATATTATTAAATCCTGTGCTGCTATTATTATTACCCTTTACTATTTCATCAGTGCTTGGTGTTATTGGTGTAAATACATCCCCTACAACGCTATAATGCTCAATGGTATCAACAGTATAAACATCTGCATACAACTGCTTCATGGTGTCAAATTTTTTAGTCCAAAACCTGATAAAAAGTATCACATTACCATAATCATCCTGAAGAATATAACTGTCCAATGGGGTACAAATCAAGCTATTAAACAAGCCGTTAGAATCAATATAATAAAGTTCATAAGCTTCATTAAAAATTAAAGACTGCTTGCATAATTCCTTGTTGTGTTTCTCTCTCCAGTGGCGAAAATTAAACCTTATATCCTCAACTACGTCCGGATTACCCGAATGTGAAGTGTAAGTTACTTTATTACCCATACAGTAGGATGATTCCTCATTTACAAATTTTTGTATAAAGTTGCATCTAACTTTAGTGTTAGCTCTTTTAGTAATCATTTGGTATTTCTCTAACGCATCCGTATGCCCGTCGTAATATCTTTGCATTGTCATATATAATGGAAGTTTGGCATCAAAGTCTTGTTTGCATTTTTTTAATAATTCAGCATCAACCATTTTAATTCCCCTTTCTATATCCCCCTTTATAATGAACGATATTATTAATTGTGGCATTACAACAATTATATTCTACAGCTAATTGCCTTTGTTTATAATTGCCTACAGCAAATTTTGCGCGTATCTCAATCACTTGTTTTTTGTTCAATATTTTATGAGATTCACTAAGTTTCTGTTTTGTTTCCTCCGATAATGGTTTACCTTTATGAAATTTTCTAAGCATTTCCTTCTGTTTTTCCGTTCTGTGTTTACCTTTATTTGCCATACTTAACTTTTTTCGCACTTCTAAAGAAAGCTGTTTCCCTAAATGACATTCTCTTAATTTTTGTTTAACTTCTTCTGGCATTTTGTGCCCTTTATTAGATTCTCCTATCTTCTTTTTCACTTCTTCAGTTAAATGTTTATTCTTATTTCCTCCATCTTCTAAATTATAACCAAACTTCCTATTGGTAGATTTAAAATATTTTATCCAATATTGTTCACGCATATCAAGTATTTTCTCATTACATATCTCAATTATTTCAAAATTAAAGTTATGTTCTCCATATCTATTCCATGCACTTTGTAAATGCTTGTTTGCATGTCTTTTATTCCTCAAATCTTGCATATGATATGAAAATCTCTTGTAAAGATTTACGCTTTGTCCTATATAAACTTTATTATTTACTAAATTTGTTATTTTGTATATTCCACTTTTCACTTTTATCACCCATATATATTATATCATAAGCTTAATTAAGCTTCAACAACTTGTATTAATTTTATTTAAGCTTATAATATTAATAGAGGTGATTTTATGAGGATGTTAAAAAATCGCGAACGTTTCAGTTCGACGCTACCGACAAACTTATTAAAACAATTAAAAGAATATTCGACAAAAACAATGATACCAATTAGCAAAATATTAGAGACTGCATTAAAAGACTATTTATCTAAGACGAATAGCAAATAATACTATTCGTCTTTTCACCTCCTATAATCCCAATTTTCTACGGTCAAATAACTCAACTTTTTGAATTACTTCTATATTCTTTACATCAATATCAAACTGGCTTACAACATCAGGGAAATCATCATGTAAACTAAAATCTTGCCCACAAAAGTCAAGTATTTGTTGTATTGGTTCTTTATCATCAGCATTAAAAATTATTTGTCCATTGTTTACAGCCCCTATAATAGTACTAATTTTTTCATCTTTATTTTTTTTCTGCATTTCATTTATAAAAGTAACATCCCGATATTTTAAATCAGGATCTTTTGCAATTAATTCTTTAATCTTTGAAATATCAGCACCCATATAAAGATTTTTTTCAATATCAATATGAGTAATGTCTGGATATTTTTTAAACAGTTCAATTATTTTCTTACAGAAATCATCAAATCCAAGTCTTTCAATTATGCCTTTGCGAATATATCTGAAACCATTATCAGCCACACTGCCAACTGCAAAAGCAGAATAATCAGCTTTTTTGTCCACACTACTTGCAGGATCGGCAACCAACATTGTTTTTTCAAAATTATGTTCTTCAATTTCTTCCGGTGTTTGCGTTGCTATAGATTTAAACCACTTTTCACCGATTTTACTTGCGTCGTTCATCATTTCTTGCTTAAAGGCAATAGGATTTTTAAAATAATCTAATGCTAGATCACAGCATTTAAATTTATCTGGCCATATAGTTTCAAATTTCATATCTGTTTCGTGCTGGTAATAAAATTCTGTTGCATGAGCTTTTGAATCTTTTAGCTTATCATCTTGATATATTTTTCTAAATTTATCCCAAAGCCCAGTATTAAAATATTCATCAACGTTGAACTCCACAACCCGTTTTAAAATATGTTTATAGTCTTTATTTTTAAGCAATCTGCTTATAAAACAGTCTCTATGAAGTATGGTACCAAGCACTATAAATTTCGTGGCCATTTTTATTTTCTTTCCATCACGGTATACAGCTTTATCGCCTGCATATTCAGTATCTTCACACCATGTATTATACTTTTTATCTCGTGCCTCTTGAGTAATAATATCAGATTGCCCCTGCATATCATCAGAAATTATAACAGAAGGTCTATGATTACCATATTTTTTGCCTCGTATACTACTTGTTGAAGAAAGAGCTTGTATTTTAGTACCGTTTGTAAGCTCCAGCTCCAGTTTATTAACTGTGTAATTTCTGGAATCGAGTAAATTTCCAAATGCTTTTTTAATATATTGATTTTCTTCAAATGCTTGCTTTGTATTTGCTATAAAGTCAATAGAATCCTGCTCAACTTTACCAATTACAATAGTGTAATATGAGATTTTATAACAATGCAGCCAAACTGAAACCCCAAAATCCATAACAGTCGTTTTTGCTGTGCCTCTTGGAACTACAGCCTCAAATTTATCAAATTTATCATAAATGAACATTTCTTCGGCCTCATGCCATAGTTCATAATGTATTGGGGCTAATCTACGAGCCGCATTATCCGGCTTTGGCAAAAATGTATCTTGTAAGAAGTACATACAGAAAAACTCAAGATCATGTTTGCCAAGTGACCATGCAAGGCCATGATAATCGAATAAATGATCTGCATAGGTAAGCATCAAGTCTTGCGCTTTATCCTTGCCAAAATGTTTTTTTAGGTATTTATACAGTAATTTACGATTTTCGCTATCTTCATCATACATAATCAATCAGTCCTTTTAAATTATTGGTGTTGGAGAGTGAAGTTAAGCCACTGTTCCCTAGTCTTTTTATGTGCGCACCCTAGTGCTTTATCGTTAAGCTATTCTGGCATGTAAAAAAGGTACCTGTCTAATTTTCACCAGGTACCTTAATTTAAGAGGGGGATTTTATGTCAGGGTTGTCTGCACTGGCAACCCAAGTTCAAAAAAATATTGCGGAAAATGTGAAACCCAACGCAGGCAGGTTTGCCCATTCCCGATTTAGAATGGCACCCCCTACCGGTCGCTCCAATATATGCTTTATTCAAACATTTCGCTAAATCAAGATTTAGCGAAATGTTTGAAGTTTCCTTACAACTATTGATGTATAAGGCTTTATGGTTATTCAATACATTCTGCTTAATGCTTTATACATTACGATGTAGTATATTTATAATATTATCATGTGCTTATACATTAATTATACACGTTTTATTCATTGTCTGTTTTGTTATCTATTTCCTTAAATTCATCTTCTAGCACATCCTTTGATACATGATCTTTATCCTGTTTATCACTTACTTCAACCTTCGTTGTTGCTTTGCCTGTAGTTCTATCCAACACATTGATAGCAGCATCTAACTGGGTTTTCTCATAGTGTCCATTGAGTAGTTTTATGAGCTTCTTAGCCGCATAAGGTGCAGCATACTTAAGACTATTGCTTGCTGCAGTTAAATATTCCTGTTCGAGTTTGTCCAGCTCAGCCTTAAATTCAGGTATCTCTTTCCATGCATATATAGTTGTACGACTTACATTTAATTCCTCTGAAATATCAGTAATTGTTACACCTTTTACCAATAACTTTATACATTCAATTTGAGCTTCTGTTAGCATTCCTGCACCTCCTAACGCTATAAATTATTCATTATTAACATCTTATCATTATGTTTTAATCTTGACTTAAACATTAATTAATATTAATTTATAAAAAGATTAAAATAGCGAATCTATTGATAATATTTGTATTTACTTTAGATATATATTGTTCTGTCAAATCAAGTTTTTCTGCTATTCTTCTATTTGTAATTTTTTCAAAGTATCTCATTTTAATTATTTCATTTTCACGTTTTGTCAATGTATCTAAAGCATTGTTTATTTTATCAATCTGGCTTTGTTTATGATCTCTTATTGAATTTAAATAATTGATTCTTTTTTCTTTTGATACAACTTCATTTTCTACATTTGAATTAAATTTATATGTTTGTCCTGATTTTTCTTTATAATTTATAGCACTGCATCCGGTATAATCTTTTTGTATTTCATTTATTTCAATATCTATATTTTTAATTTGTGCCTGTATATTTTTGTAATTATATAAAAGATATTCTACTTTGCTGAAATTTGACATTATATTATTCATCTCCTTTTTATCATCTGGACAGATATTAAATACATCTGGCAACCTTTAAAACTTAGTCATATCAATACTTAAAAGCTACTTTTTTATTGAAATTCGTGGACAGATATATATAAATTCTTTATTATATATTTATAAAGTTTATATTTTACTTTTCTTTATATAAAAGAATATAAATTTATCTGTCCATCTGTCCTTAACATACTTTAAACTGTTGCTATTACTACATTATATTGGCTTCCAGATGATTAAATTTATCTGTCTTTATCTGTCCACATCTGGATTTTTCTGAAATATTCTTTCACCTTTTATTTTTTTATCTGTATTAAAACCATGTTTACAAACTTCTCTTGAAAATGCTATCCTGCTTAAAGCTTTAAGCCCGCTTTCACTGCAATATAGTGAGTATCGTAAATAAATATCTTTCGTAGGTTCATTCTCAATTTTGTTGTCTTCTAAGAATGCAATAACAGGATTATTAATTTCTTCATACTGCTGCCATATTTGTTGTGATGCTTTAGAAGCTGTAAAACTATTGTTTTTTAATATCCTTTCAAGTGCTGTAATACTTATTTTAAGCAGATATTCAAGTGATTCATTGGTAAGTAACTTATCCTTTATGAATGGATCAAAATCGGGATCATCTTTAGTAAATTTTGCATTAAAAGGTATAAATATAAGTCTGCTTTTTAAGCCGTCTGACAAATCATTAATACGTGGAAGATCATTCGCACTAAAAATTAATTTACTGTAATTTTCAAAATCAAAAGGGTCCTTACCTTTACGCTCAACATTGACGGTCTCACCTGTAACCAATTTTTTAAAAGTTTCATTATCATCAATATATTTGTTAGAAATATCATCACCGATATTAGCTAACTTTCCTTCAAGCTGATAAGTCTTGAATCGATCTCCAAGTTCTTTTAAACTTACTGATGATAAATTATCATTGCCTAACATTGCTTTTATTACTTTAAGTAAAGTTGATTTACCGTTTTGTCCATTACCAGTAAGAATAAAACATTTTCTCAATTCATTACGCCTGAATAATGTATATCCTATCATTTCTTCAATTAACAGCCGGAGTTGTTTATCATTACAACATATTTTATTTAGAGTTATATCAACTATTTCTGAATATGCTTCAGGATTATAATTTATTGGAATTTTATTTTTAATAATTATTTTTGGATTAAAATCTTGTAGCTGTTTAGTTGCTATATTAAATATTCCATTACCCAAAGCTATTAAATTTGATGATGCTTGTACCTGTTCTGGAGCTAACAAATTAAGATAGTTTATAACTTCATTTCTTATATTTTTGGTTGAATTATTTATATATTTCAACATAGATTTTTCTATTTCATTAAGGTTATTTGTATAAACACCATCTTTATATATGTGCAGTTGATTATTAATTTTTACAATGTTTTGATTTTCAATGAGGTATTTAGCAAGATCCTCATATTGCAGCTTACCTTTAATATAAAATGATTCTTTCATGAAAGCTTCATCACGAAGTATTGTATTAATCTCATGTTCTGGAAGTGGCTGCTGCAAAATATATTTATTTATTATCTTTATTGTTTCTTTAATATCAGGGACACTCATTCCGGCACCCTGTAATGTAAGAATATAATTAAATAATGTTTGATTTCTGCCGTCACCTTCCGACATACTTGAAAAATCTATCGATGTTTTACTAAGTGGGTATAACCATTTGGGAAGTTCCTGGGGATTATCACATTTCGTTAATCTTCTTGTTTTACCATTTACTTTAAGTGGTATTACTGCATTTTGTGAGCCTAAGCCAATATCTATTTTTATTCCAATTGCCGTATAATAGCCCTGTTTTCTTCGTTCTATTCCTGGATTAATAAAATAAAAATGTCTGCCACGCTCTGTTTTTAATGTTCCACATTGGATATGCTGATCTTGTATAATTTTATATAATATTTCTGATTGGTTAGCATCATCAACATCAATTTGAATCATATTATCATCAAGAATTCCACCATAATCAGAGTTACTTTTTCTTATATATTCATAAGTATAAAATTTGGTACGATCTTTATATTCTTCTAATGGCTTCTTGCCTTTTGTTGGTATATATCCTTTAAACAAATTTTTTCACCACACTTTATTGGAAATTGATTAAAAATCACATCCCATTTAAGGTCTAAGTGGGACATTGTAAATTTTTAAAATATCTCTTTGTATGTCTCTAATCCCTCGTTCTACTCTTTAATACTCATTTTTTCAAATGTCCCATTTAGATACCTAATTGGGATAGTAAAATTAAAAATTGGAAGTTATTCTCACCGGTAAAATTAAATCTAAGTCAGCATCATTTTTTAAAATTATGGGGCCAACATTGGTGCTAAATTCAATTGTGCACTTTTTATACTTTTTTAACGGTTCTTTCCAGTATGCAGGATTTGAAGCTATTTTAAACGGTAATTCTGTTTCATTTTCTAATATTTCTATAGGTATTGATTCTTGAATCTTGCTGATTGTATTTACTTTTTCTATTATTAATTTATCTTGCTCTATTGTAAATATAGCAATTTCCTTTGTTGCCAATGTCATTTTAAACATTGCTTTCATTTTCTCATATAACTTTTTAGGATCAGCTTTAATCTTTAAACTACATTCTTCAGGTATTATTGAACTGTATTTTATAAATTCACCTTCAAGTAATTTGGATGTTATGACCAACTCCTCAATAACTATCTCTATATACTCAGCTTCATCATCTGTATAAATCTGTACTATTTTTTCTGACCTTTTATTAAGGACTTTTAATAACAATTTAACCAGATTACCCGGTAGCGTTATTGACGGATGAATATTAAATTTATCTGTATCACAAACTGCTAACGTATAACCATTTAAAGCTGCTGCTTTATTTTTTTGGATATTTAGCCCTGTTAATATTGGTCTTATTTTATCCTCACTCATGCAATATGAAGTATTTTTGATTAGCCCGTATAATTCACTTTCAGGTGCTTCAAATAGTTTATTTTTAGGACATGTCGAATGTATTTGGATAAATTCATAATTAAGTGGCACATAATCAATTGAATTTTGTCCATATTGAATTTTATCATTTGTAATTATTACTTCAGGTTCCTCTATGGATTCTATCACCGAAAGTAATTCGTTTGGAATTAATGCATTACCTGGTTCTATTATTTCGGCAGGCGAAGCTACTTCCATCTGAATTATTTCGTTACATACTTTAAAAATTACTGTATCGTTACTGCCTTTAGTTATTATATAGAGTGATTTTTGAAGTTCCTCAGCAGCTTTATCTTTTAAGTCACGTTTCTCATATTTTAAGTTCTTAAATTTTTTAAGAACTGATTTTAATTCATAGGATTTTATTCTAATTTTCATTTTTTATCTTCTCCTTTTTCACGATTTTTTTCTTGCAATTTGGATGGCATTTTCCGATAATGCATCCTTTTATGTGATAAATACAGCCTGTACAATTTTTAGAATATTGATTTATCATTCATTATCAACTCCAAAGTCTTCAAGTCTTTTTAATGCTGTTTCAATATACCACTTACGGTCCAGCTTTCTTGGAATATTCATTCCTTTAATATCATCATTTAAAATGAAACATCTTTCAGGAGTACCTGCAAACTTTTCAGGATTTTTACCTTCAGCTTTCAGCTTGTATACTCCTTTTTCATTTCTGGACCTTGAAGCAAATACTCTTAAACATCTTTCATTCAGTATTGTATTTCCATACATAGCACATTTATATTTTGATGAAGCTTTAACTACTTTCTGAAATTGTAATAAATCATTACAATTATTTATAGTCTCCTGAACTGGTATTCCTTTTGTGAAATAATCAATCAAACTTCGGTTTACTATTGGTAAGTCATTATCCAGTGTTGAAAGTTTTTTAACATAAGCACCTTTACTTTTATAGCTGCCGTCTTCATGAATGACTACATAGTTATTAACATCTTTCTGAAATATCTTTGAAAATGTATCCCATTCGAGATTTAAATGTGTTCTTACTTCCCATTCATGAGCTACAGTTTTTATTTTTTCAAATGTATCTTTACTATCAACTTTTAAAAATAATCCATCAGTATTACTCTGAATTAATTTACAGTACGGCTCTATATGCTCTATGAGGTCTAATAATAAGAGTTGTCCCGTTATACATACGTTATTAGCCATCAAAGGATCATACAGCTGATTATATTTATCTTTCATAGCTCCATAGGTACTATTGAGTACAATTTTATAAGGTGCCTGCATTGGATTTTTTTCTTTTTTAAGTTTTAATCTGGTCCTTTTAATTTCAGCGTATTTCTTTGGTTCAGATACATTACGTGAGAGATAACCATATTCAATCATTATGCTTGGATACAATGACTGGACATCACAATTTATGAATAGTCCTTCACCTTTGTATTTTTCTATTGCCCCATGAACACCGCCCCAGGCAAATATATGAGGTACTCCTGCAACTTCTGTTTCAAGTGATTTTTCATAGTTTCTGTTTTCAGGATTCTTATACCAATCAACTATATATTGATATTTTTTAATTTTAAGTGTATCAGGTATAGTAATATCAAATTCATCATTATATTCACGTCTTGAGGCTCCAAGAATTATTGCTGATAGCTGCGGCTTAGTTTTACCTATATATTGAAGTGGTAAATTGAATGTTTTTATTAATGACATTTGTGATGTAAATTCTTCTTTACGCTGAATAAAAACATTTATTGTATTCATTACATCAGATGTACAATATTTTATTGTTTCCTGAATCTCAGCAGCAGTTAATTTTCTATCAATATCAAATGGCACTGATGTTTCTTTGATATTGTTACCTAAGAAGCCTTCAAGCTGTTTTAATGAATGACCTCTATCTGTCATAACATCATAGTTAAATAATTGTATTTTATTAAATAATGAAGAATACTGCCATGCAGGTTTATGGTCTTTAATAATCCAGTCATTAACTTCTTTGGGATTGAAGTCTAATAATATGGATTTTAAGATATATTGGTCATATGAGCGTGAATTATATCCGCACCATATATTATCCTTGTGTTGTTCATAAAAACTTATAAGAGCCTTCCTATCGTTTATAATATGGCTTGTTTTATGAGTATCTGTATCCATAATTACAACTAACCAATCGTGCGTGAAAACTTCAAAATCGTAAAATAACACATTTATCACCTACTTTTTTATTTAATATTCCCCTTCTGATTTTTCCATCCAGCAGATGCCTATTTGACCATTAGTACCTATTCTTTTGCATTTATTATTTTTATATTCATTGCAATTTTCGCATTGATTATTTTTCTTTTTTAATTTTGGGAACATTTAATCACCTTACTTTTAAAATAAGGGGAACATATCTCAGCTCCCCTCCATCCTTTAAACTTCAAATACATCAGTAATTTTGTAATTGCTGAATCCGTTTTTACCTTCACTGTATTCCAAACCATATTCAAGTACACCATCAATTGCTTCAACAATATCAAGTATCATGTTGTTATATTGCTTGAAATTGACAAACTCTACATTTATACCAGAATCCAGTGACTTTAAAAATTCATCTGCATTGTGTAAACCAAAGCCTGTACTTAATACCTGATTGTAGAATATTAATGAATTTTTATATTCTCCTTCAAGAATTTTGAACCATACTGAAAGCATTGGTTTATTTGTTTTGCTTTCTTTAAGTTCCATTTTGTTAACTTTTACTTCATATGTTCCATAAGGTACTTCTTTAAAATTACCTCCGTTTTTAGCAGCTTCTTCAGCATCATGTTTTAAACCTTCAACGTCAATTTCTTTATCAAACTTTTCCCAAATATCCATTAATCATTACCTCCCTACATTATTTCTGAAACAGTTGTTTCAACTTTTAAAGTATCATCAGATTTTCTTGCAATTTTAGCTTTATTACCGTCCTCATCCTGACATTGTATTTTATCAAGATGATGTTGTTCCATAAAATTAATAATATCAGTATTTACAAACCCTTTAAATTCTTTCTCTGTCATAGTTACTTATCCTCACTTTCATTATTTATATTTGAACCAGTTTCTACATGTCTTCTTCTACTATGGCGGACTGGCTGCTCTTCATTTTCTTCAGGTGCTCTTCTGCTATGTCTTTTTGGTGTTTCCTGTTCTGAGTTTTCAGTATTATTGGTTGTAGTATTATCATGGTTTTCTTCTGTTCTTCCGGTATCATCATTGGAAACTGTTTCTGTATTTCCAGTAGAATTGTTCCGAAATTCCTTGACTTTATTTCCTTCAGCTTGTACATTTTTTAAAGTTTCGATAAATTTCTTTTTATTTAGTTCTATTTGGTTTACACCAAAGTTAAATCTGCCGCCACCAAATATAAACGGTGAATTCTTAAAACTTAAGTACCTGTTATCTCCATCAGCAACAACTCTAGCAGTCAAGTCAACCGTGCCGGCTAATACATTTGCAACCTTATCTGGAATATTAGGTTTAATAGTTGTTATCTTGTCCCCATTTTTCTTAATAATTTCAGAAGTAACCTCTTTTGATATATAAATTATTTGGTATCCGCAGTTCTTAAGCCTTTTTATATTACTTAAAAATTCAGTTCTCACCATATCCCAACCTTTGCCGTACCCAGCATCCTGTTCATGCTCTATACCAAGTTTGTTATACATATAAAGTCTGCAAGCTTCATAAAGATCTTCAACTAAATCAAGTGCAACTCTCTTATATGTGTTATCTTTCTTTTCAAGTTCAGCAATTGCTTCAGTAAATACTTCCCATGCAAATTTTCTTGTTGTAAGTCTTCCTGTAGTAGTAATTTCATCCTTAATTCTTATTACTGGTGAAGTAGTATTATCAATATTTCCATCTGTATTAAGAAACAGTAAATCATCAAGCTGATCAACGAACGTTGATTTTCCAGCGTAAGAAGCACCGTATAACCACATATCTGGATTAGTATCAATTTTCTTTTCTCTTCTCTTATTTTCAGGTAATAACATTGTATATTTACATCTCCTTTTTATTTGTTGAGGTTGTGAAAGCTTTTTTTATGTCCCAACCTCTGGATAATCTACAAACTGTCGTATGATAATTTAAATTTAATTCTTTACACCATTCCGACAATGTTTGCGTTTTATTATTAAATGTTATATTTTTATTTGTGCTTAAATTATTTTGCTGTGTTCTATTATTAGCCCATCTACAATTTGAAGGTTCATAATTTCCATTAACATTAATTCTGTCAATACTTAAATCATCTTTATAACCGTTATTCATAGCCTAGTCATAAAACTTTTTGAAATCATGTAACCATTCATTACAGATTCTTATTCCTTTTGCACCATAACGGTTATATCTTGTATTTTTAGGGTTATAACATCTTTGAATCATATTTCTATAAATTCTATATAATCGTGTTTTGCTTAATCCGTATGTTTTAAAATTATTACTGGTAGTCTTTTTTCTTAAACAGCCACATGATTTTGTATTACCAGATGTTAAGGACTGGCTTAAAACAATTTTTTCATTTTCACAATCACATTTACAAAGATAAGCTGTTCTCCCCTTTATTTTTGATGCATAATCCATTACTAATAACTTTCCAAAACGTAATCCTCTCAAATCTTTTTGTACGCCCATTAATTTCACTCCTTTGTAATGAATAAATTTACTTTATAATTATATTATACACTTTTAAGTGAACGTGTCAATAACTATTTAATGAATTATTTTAAATTTAAGTTATTTTATTAATAAATATTGAAATATATTCACTTATGAGTTAATATATTATTTAGGAGGTGTTCATTATGGCAATGAGCAAAAAAATCAAAATATTATTAATTAAAAGGAACGTTACTTTAAAAGAATTATCTGAAAAACTTGATACTAAATCATCAAATTTAAGTAATAAATTAAAACGTGATAATTTTTCAGAAAAAGAACTTATTGATATTGCAAATGCTCTTGATTGCGAATATAAAGCTTCTTTCATTCTTAATGATACAAAAGAAGAAATTTAATTTTTGTTAGGTACCATATATGATTTATGTGGTACTTTTTAATTTTTCAATCTCTTCTTTGGTAACAATTGAGTCATCCTCTTTATGAAGTAACATCCAGTCTTGTCCATCTTGGCAGAACAGTTTATAATCACACCAATCACATAAACGTGTTGGATTTTTTGTGTATTCAGTAATTTCATAAGTATCAATTACGTTATTGAAAAACTCTGCAACTTTATTTCCGTCATAGCTTATTGGTAATATTTTAATTTCAGCGGTTTCTAATTCAGCAACAAGTCTTTTCCTAAATTGATATATATCTTCTGTTTTTTTCTCTTTAATTGATATTTTAGGAATGAATATAAATCCTAATTTATCAACTTTAAATCCCTGTTGCTCCAAGAAATATTTATATATGTGTAATTGGTCCGATTCTAAATAGTTTTGAATATTGTTGCTGTACTTAAAATCAAATATATCAACTGTGCCATCTTTATTTTTAGTTATTAAATCAGCATAACCAATAAACCTGTTTGAAGATATTTTGTACTCTTGAGCATAAATATTTATATCTTTAAGCATTTCTTTGACTTTGGGTATTAAGTATTCAAGTTTAATTGCTTCATTAATCTGCTGATCAGTTACTACATAGTAGTTATTAAAATACTCTCTTATAGCTGTTGCAATATCTGTTTCAATACCTTTGTGTAGTGCAGTTCCAAGATAAAGAGCATTATCAGCTGCCTGATCTGGAACGGTCTGGAGCTTGTCTATATAACGTAATTTGTATTTATATAAGCAGCTCTTGAATGTTTCTATACGACTATGTGAAAATTGCAATATTAATCACCTGCCTTTACTCATATTCATCCTGTTTAATGTCTTCTCTTAAAATTTCATATCTGAATTTCTTGAATGTTCTTGGTCTTAAGATAATTCCCATTCCTCCGGCATCCTGAATTTTAGATATATTATACTTTTGAAGTACTGAAGCGTTACCTTTATCAGTTTTAAGCTCTATTCCAATAAATTTGCCATGATAACAAACAAGTAAATCTGGAATACCTGCCTTTTGAAATCCTCCGCCCCAAACTTTCACTTCATATGCTCCAATAGATTTTAAAAACTGTATTACTTTTTGTTGGAATTGTGATTCTGTCATTTTACGTTGAACCTGATTGAAGCTTTTCTATTTGATATCTTGCTGCACTCTTGAAATATATCAGGATAAAGTTCCTTAACTTTTTTACTATCAATTGTCGTAGTTGTTCCGCCTTTAACGTAAGTAATACTGAATTTATCATTCTCCCATTTATCCAGGCTATATTTATCCATAGCTTCTAATAACTGAGCTTTCAGCTTGTCCCTCTGCTCTGATAATTTTTTATAGGTATCTTCCGCTTGAGCTAATTGAGTAAGTATTGATGATGTTTCCTGTTGAAATAACTGTAACGATTCATCTTTAAAATGAATATCTTTAATAGCTTCATTCCAACACTCACGACATTCATCATTATCCTGTCCTTCATCACAATTTTTTTCATCAATAGAACCATTTAATTTAAATGTGATAGGACATAACTGTTCATCATCAGCATATTTAAGGAATTCTTCTTTGGTCATTTCCTGTGCTAACTCTTGAATTGATTTCATTTACATATCACTCTCCTCAAACAATTTGTTTGTGTAATCACGTCTTTGCTTCAATATCTTAAATATCTGTTCTTCAATACTGTTCTTAGTTATCAAATACCAATAAAAACAAGTTTTATCCTGACCTATTCTGTGAATTCTTTTTTTACTTTGCATAAATAGTTCTGACTGTAACGGTAAACTGAAATAAATAATTTTGTTACTTAGCTGTAAATTTAATCCCATAGCTGCAGCTTGATATTGTCCTAATAAAACACAATCATTACATTCGGTAAAATTCTTCAGATTCTTTTCATGACCATTTATCATACTTATTGGTTTTTCAAGTTTATTGCATATCTCCTGAATTATTTCTAATTCCTTATCAAAGTTGTAAAATACGATTACTCTATCATTTGTTGATTCAAGTAAATCTTTAAGTGCGGCTGTTTTATTACTGTTGTATTGTGAAGATAACTGTCTTAAATAAAGCATTTTAGTAAGTGAAGTATCTCCAACTAATTCAGTATCATCAATCTTTATCAGCCTATCTTTATTGAACTTTTTATATTCTTTTGTATTATCAACTTTGATGATATTTTCAATCTGTTTAGGTAGCTGAAATACTTCATCTGACTTCATGAATATTGCTCCATGTGTGCGTAACTTATCTTTGAGCCTATCTACATTCTTATATCCAGTAACTTTTTTAATTGGAAATCCTCCAACATCAATCTTTACAAATTTGATAAATTCATCCCAGTAAAGACGTTTACTGATATTCCAGCCTAAGAGTTTTAACTGACTCCATAGTTGTTCATACTTTCCTCCTGTCGGAGTACCGGATAATAGTATTACATTTGTTGGTTTCATCTTAAGAATAAATTTGCTACGATTAGATTTTTCATTTTGTATTAAACTTGATTCATCCAACATTAATGTAAAATCTTTAAGGTCAGCTAATTCCGGTCTTCTCCAAACTAAGTCATAATTTATAATAATTACTGACTTAGGTGGTATTTCTCTTGTCTTACTGTAAATAAATGTGTCATACTCTGGGTAATAAGTTTTCATGTGCTCATACCAATCTTGTAATTTTGATTTTTGGCAGATGATTAAGTTATTGTTGGTATTGAGCTCTTTTAATTTCTCGCTGCCTATAAAAGTCTTTCCAAGTCCCATATCTAAGTAATAAGCTACATGATTAAAATTTTTAGTTTTTTCTAAGGCTTGTACTTGATGTGGATACAATTTAATTTTCATCATCTTCTTTTACAATTTGTGCATATTTTCCGTCCGTAATTACAAGAGCTACACCAACTTCATGTATTGATTCAGCGCTTTCTAATGTTAACCAATCAGCAACTTCATATTTTTTGCTCATATTAATTCACCTCCTTAAGTATTTGTCTTATTACCGGAATAACATTTTGGTAATATCTGAAGCTTGGTACCTCTTTGTTGGAATACCTTGACTTATCGTGGAACCATTTTCCATACCTTTCAATTTTAAGATTATTCGCTTTTGCTATCCTGCCTACCATATTGGCTGTAATACCTAACTGGTTTCCGACTTCTTCAGCTGTTAAGGTTTCTTCTTCAAGCTCTGGTAATGGAATTAGTGGCTTGTCTGCTATAATTGCACTTGCATAAGAGAAAAGTACTTGCTTATAAGTTTTATTTAAACCGGCTTGGTTCGCTATTTTTAAGAGAACATTAGCCTGTCTTGCCTTTGCATTTCTTACTCGTGCATCTGCAAGCTTTAATTTATCTTCTGGCGACGTTACTTGCTTTTGTTCCTTAATTGTTTTTCTCATCTCAAAATATCCATCAACAAGTTTGTCATATTGCTCCCATGCTTTATCATCTTCAAGAATTTTAAGAAGTTTTGCATAACCACGTTCAGATAAAATATAAATATTATTTGCATTTGCATATGATTGATTGGTATATCCCATCTCTAAAGTCAGTGATTTAAAATCACCCACTTTTAAATCAATAATATCCACATTATTTTTAAATCT